GTTATTAGGTTTTGTTAATGGTGACTGATTTATGTATAAGAATTCGTTTTGGTTGATGCGCTCTACTTCTATATTGTTATATATAAGCGTACCCACTCTGTACAAATTAGCTGGTGTTGACCAGTAATTAATAGCAGGAGCAGGTGACGTGCTGTAAGTCATTGCAGCAGTAACCTCAAATATGTTTATTTTTTCATTGAGGATGTTGAGCATGTCGGAGAATTCCGTGTCATTACCGTGTATACGACCAAATTGATTAATGTCGTAAAAGTATTGCTCAAACAAATCCATCTGCGCTTGATTGGCAAATAGATTAAATTCTTGAGGCGTAACATACCCTCTTTGTTCTTTGTTGAGTATGGCTAATACCCGTTGATAAACAGTGTCTACGCTAACGCTCATAATTTTTATTTATTAAAAGTGGTGCATGCCGTTTGACACACACCACTTAAGTAACTTATATTCTTTTTTCTATTGCTTTTAGCACTTCCATTCCTTCATCTGTTTTGAAGTAAGCGGCTAATGCTGAGTATGGATGCTCATCAAAAGGAACAGTCATTAATTTACGACCAGTTTCACCATAAGAGAATGTTCTATTATCAGGAGACAATGTTATAAGACCTCTTTCTGTTGCCTTAATACCGATGTTTCTTAAATGCACGTTATCGTCACCGGCTAGTTCTAAGAACAAACCTGGTCTTTTACGCGCAAATATAAGCAAGTCACGTTTAAGCTCCTTAGATGATAGCTCAGCTACCTTAGATCCAAATTCTACACGTAAAACAGCTTCAGCTTCATCAACATCCATTGATTTAGCAGCCATCATTGCTTCTAATTCCATTTCAATCCAGTCAACCTCATTTTCAGCGATTGTTTCCGGCTTGTATTCTGTAATTAATCCATTGATCGTATACGGATGATAAAGCGATAATAGCTTTTGTAATGTTACGTTTTCTTTTGGAACACGTAATACACCGTCACGCAGGACTATGCGACCGAGGGTTGCTGTTCCAGTTTGCTCATCTACAAATGGTGTTTTCTGATTAGTAGCATAACGTAATTCACGTTGGTAACCTGCTTCTGGATCAAACCATAATAAAGGAACTTTCTGAGAGTGCATGGTAGGTAGTGTAAATACTAAAGGCTTTTTACCGGTAGTTAATTCATACAATCTATCCTTGTATACCCAATTGTCTTTTTTTACTTTGTTTTCTACTACTGCGGTTTCAATAACTTCCTGAACCACAGGTCTTGCCGCTACTTTCTTAGTAGCAGATGTTTTAGCTGTTGCCATAATATGATATAATATAATTAAATAATAAAGGTAATAATCGCCCCCATCCTAAGACGAGGGCGAATATCTTAAAAACTTACGCTTGTGTTTTCTTCAACAATACGAAGTTGTTCGCAGCTTGAGTACACATAGTACGCTCAGACAAGAAGTGAACATTCATCTCATCAGCATCACTAGTGTAATTTCCACCTACAGAACCAGTAACCCACGATTTCAAACGTCTGTCATCAGCTTCAGAAGCACGGTAACGGATGTGTAAGAAAGGACGTGAGATGTTCTGACCTAATTGTTGGTCATAAACAGTAGAAGTACCTGCTGGTACGATAACACCTTCGATGTCACCGATAGATCCACGAGTTGTAGAATCATTCAAGTATTTCCAATCAGTCTTGTAGAAGTCATAAGAACCACGACGGAATCCAGAGAATCCTAAGTTCAATGCCATATCTTCTTCGTTGTTAAATACACCGAAAGAAGTACCACCAGCTCCGTAAGAGTTCTGAGCAGCAAGCATGTTGTCAATGCCTAAAGAAGTAGCACGATCTAAGAACATCATGTTTTCTTCGATAGCTCCTTGTTTGTCAAGCTCTTGTAGGATAGTGTCAAACGTAGCAATTCCGTTAGTTCCGAAATCAGCATCGTTATAAACTAGTCCACGCTCTTCAAGTGCAGAGAATAAACCTTGAGTACCTTCGATAGTTGCTCCAGCAGCATCAGTGAAAGCGCCAGCAGCGTTCTCAGCTTCAACCATAGACATCTCTAGGTAATCTTCGAAACGTAGACGAGACTCGTGCTCAGACTTTAGGTACCATAAGTAACCTCCAGTTCCCATTTCAGTAGTTACTTCAACCCAACCAATTTGAGCAACATCAGAACCATTTACGCTGTACTTGTCACGTAGGATGATTGGTTTGTTACTAAAAGTTGTGAAAGAAGCGTCGATAGAGTTTCCAGCATTAACAGATCCTTTACCGTATTCAGAACCGTAAACGAAGATGTTAAGACTAGTAGCTGCACCAGCGGTTGCTCCGCGAAGAGCTGCAGGTAAAGCACCATCAGCAGTATCATAACATTTGATAGTGTAAGGCTGTAAGTCATTAGCAAGAGTTCCTGCACTTACAACGAATGCTTTAACAGTAACATAACCTAAGTTAATAACTAAAGTCATTCCTGGTCCGATAAGCGATGGCTTAGCAGCAGTAGAGTCTACAGAGATAGTAGTACCACCTGCGTTTGACAATACTTCGTCATAAGCAATGTGAAGACGTCCTTGTTCAGACCAAACAACTTGATCAGAAGCCATAGGCATCTCAGCACCTACCATACGCAAGAAACCACCGATCGTACGATTACCGTAACGCTCAACTTCTTTCTCGTATACTTCAGGAAGGAATTGTTGCGTCCATGTCATGTCCGCTAAAGATAAATAATTATCACCGAACAATCCTTTTACAGGACGTGGAGTTAGGTGATTCATGTTTGCCAACGAGGTTGGCGAGGTTGCAAAAGCCATAATTTTATTTTTTTATGGATTATTATTTTTTGAATTTCACTTTGAGCTTAGAAGAACTCCCTCCGCTGTCAACTGCTCGTACTTGCCATCCGTTAGAAGTGGTGACTTTCTCATGAACACCTCTCGCATTCATATCAACATTCTTAGTTTTGGCCATACTATCTTTCATTGCATCGGCTTTGCCTTGCTCATAAAAGTGTTGCGCTACAGAATCTGCATTCATCGCTGTAAACAAAGATTTATGGTAGCCCTTAGCATCTGACATTTCATTCTTTTCATTCAAGAACTTCTTGATAAAGTTGTTAATGTCGCCTTGGGTTTCCTTAACCTCACTAGCGTTGTTAACCTTGTAGCGATATTTCTTATCTCCAACATTGTAATCAAACCCTTGAAAACTGTCAGAAAAAACATTATCACTAGCAGATTTAAAACGACTAGTTTGTCTTTCAGTAACTTTTGCTGCTTCTTCACTCTCTTTTGTATAGCGATTGAAAAAATCTACCGCTTTACTTTGTTCTGAAGTCAATTTTGACCCCATTTTTATTTCATCGTAATATTTAGATTTAAGCCCGTCAAGATGTTGCTTTGCTTTAGCTAGCTCTTGTTTGCGATCTAATTTTTTACGTCTAATATCTCTTTCCTCATCTAAGTCTTCATCATAAGAAAACTTATCTTCTATTAAGAAGTTTATATCTTCGTTATCTAAAAGAGGATTTGCTTGCTGATAGTATTCTTTTAATAAAGAATCTTCATCTAACGATGCATAATCTGTATTAAGCTTAACATAATCTTCAAGGTCTCCGCCGGTTTCATTCATAAAGTCAACAACTTTTTGAATATTCTCTGGCAAATCAATACCTTTTTCTTTAGACTCTTGAATAGCTTCGGTTACATCTTCATGCAATTGTTCCGTTACCTCTTCAACCTCTTCTTCTGTAATTTCTTGTAAAACTTCAGTAGGCTCTTGTATTGGCGCTGGAGCTTCTTCTATTGGCTCTTCAGCTACAACTTCTTGTACTTCGGCAACCGGCTCTTCGCTTACTGCTTCTTCAACAACCTCTTCTTGTGGCTCTTGAACCTGGCGCATGTCCAGCTTAATTGTCCCGTCCTCTGCAACAGTAGCAGGTGACTGCTCTACTGCTTCAGTAGGAACTGACTCGTTAATTTCTTCACTCATGATAAGATATTATAAAATTAGTACTCTTTAATTATTACCTAGGTCCAAAGCTACCTAAGCCCATTCCTGAACCCATTACGTCGTTTCCACTGGATTCGAAGTTTTTAGGTGCTGAATCGTTTTTTCTTTGGTCTATAAGCTCACTTTGTTGTGTAGCTTGTATTTTTGTTCTATCGTCTTTTCTATCTTCTGTAGAAGATATTTTACTCTTAGCAGCTTCGACTTCCATGCCTTTTAATTGCATGTTGTATTGAAACTCTAATTCCATTAATTGTTTTTTAGCATCAGCTTCAACCTGGATCTTTTGTGTATCTATTTGACCTTTCAGTTGTTCTAGCTGTGCTTTAGTTTGGAATAGCGCTTGATCTTTCTGAACTTCTGTTTGAGCGGCTTGTTGTTGTGCTTGCATGTTCATGTTTGCTTGTGCTTGCATGTTTTCTTGTTGCATAGCTTGATCACGCTCTTGTTTTTTCTTACGTCTTTGCTTTAGCAGTTGGTTAGCTAGCTTAAGATTTCTAACTTCACGAATATCAATAGCATCTTCAAGATCAACAAGTCCAGCAGATAAAGCTGTTTGTATGTTGTTTTCAAGCATTGCTTTTTCCTCTTCGTCCGGCATTAACTCTATAGAGATACCAAAGTCATATAAATGTAATTCAGTAAGCTCTTCTAATATACCAACGTTAAAGCCACCAATCTTTTGTATAAACGCTTCTTTAGCTGGATTGTATTCTATAATGTCAGATATGCGAAGTGATAAGCTTTCAGCAGTCTCAGCAGTTAAAAATAAACCAGAATCTAATATGTGTCTTGTAGCAGTATTTGAATTAGCCGCTGCAAGTTTTTGTACGCCCACTAATGCTCTAGCATCTGGTGATGATCCGTCACGTGCTTCATTTAAACCCGTTACATCACGTATCATTTGTAGATAGTAGTTGTACGTCTGTATTAATGTCTGTAGCTTCTGACCGCCTGCACCAGTTTGTAAAGGCTGGATAGGCACTTTGCCTGGATTCATATCACCCTCTTGTGTGAAGGAGCGACCAATAACCGAACCTGTTTGGAAGAACATGTTTAGCGCTTCCTGTGGATTGTAGTTTGTACCGTTACCTAAATCGATTTCAGCTAAACCATCTGCATCAAGATAAACACCGTCTGGCATCATTCTTTGTAGCACCTGCTGCATCTTTAAATGCGTAAGCTGTATCATATCAGCAAAACCAGTACAACGGCTTACGATTGACTCTATGCGACCTTTATACATTCTAGGTGCAACAATACTATAGTTCATTTTAACTTTAGTATAGTCACTCTTAGGACGCATCATGTTTTTAGCCATTTCCCATTTAAGAAGAGTATTGGTTCCTAATACAAGAACACCTTCATATAAAACCTCAAGTGATCTTGACATTTTACCATAAGCAGCTTCATATGCTTCAACAGGTGGATCAAATTGATCGTCTCTAGCTATTATTTTTGTTGCACCAGTTGCTGTTTCTTTAACTTTATAAACCTCATTCATGTAGGTTTTATAATTAAAGTAAAGTATTTGCACGGTGTTATTGTCTCTTTGCTCAGAGTTACCTACTGAATCATTAAAAGTACCAGTATAATTTTGTGAGCCTGTAGCTTGTATCTTAGCAAGTTCATCTTCTGAAAGACCTGGAAATTGCTTTTTAAGTTCGTTTAAAGGAACCCATTTTACTTCGCCTACATAATATATATCTTCAAAATAAGGCGACTCGGTATAAGAGTATACCATATATGCTGGATCAACATAATCAACAGTTACGCCTTCGGATTCGTTAAAGTTATTTTTAACAGCACCAATACCTAAAGTTGTTAAATCTTGATAAGTACGTCTTTTAATAAGATCGTAGTTGTTGCCGTCTAACAAAGTGTTTATAGCAATCTCTTCAGCAATCTCAATACCTTGCTTATAACTAAGCTGCATGTGCAATTCTAGCTCTTCTTGCGAATCAGGTAATTTGTCTGGTTGATTTTCAAAAAGATTAATACCAAACTCTTGCTCAGCGTATTCGTTAAGCTCTTTGGTCTGCATATCACGAATGATAGATTCCATGTACTTAGTACGCTTGCTTATTCCATATGGGTCTTGCGAATATGCTTTAACGTCAAATGCTCTATCAGCAATACCGTTAACTACTATATCTACAAATTTAGATAATATAGGTACAGGCTTCCAATCTAAATTAAGATAAGATAAATCACCGTTAATAGATAGTTCATCTTTATATTTTTGTACACCTTGCTCACCTCTAGCATATAATCTAAGATCGTGAAACGTATTTTGATTACTTCTAAACCTAGATGTACCTGAGTTATTACTAAACCATTCGTTTTGGATAGCACGACCGACCTTAAGTCCATAGTCTTGTGACATTTTCTCCTGGTCGCTAGCAACTTGGCTAGGAAAAGAACTATTTACAACTGTGTTAGCCATATGGTTATTTTATTATTTTCGATAATTCTCCTGATTGCTCATACTTAGCTATACTGAGATTTAGTTTCGTTTTTTGTAATGCTGCTTGTGGTCGGTACATATCTTTGTGGCAAGCCATAATAGCTAGCCCTGAACTTATAGCTGCATCATATTTTGTTCTATTGTTTATATCAAACTTAGCCCAATCATTCAGCGTTTCGTTAAAGTACATATTACTATATACCCCTTCGGAGTTCATTCCGACATGCTTATCAATATACATCTCAATAGCAGCAGCGTGTGCTTGCTTGATGTCTTCACTCGAGTTAGGTATTCCGCCTATTTCTCTTTCAGTTACAGAAAGTTTATTCCACAATCTGTCAGGTCGGTTCATTGAATAACCCCTATAGCCTCTACGTTTAAAATAGTAAAGTAGTCTAGGCTTGTTATTCTCAGCAAGTATTGGCATACCATAAAAAACACATGCCATAAGCACATCTTCAAAAAATATCTCCGCAGTTTGAGGCCTAGCTATATATTCTAAAAAGAATGTACTAGGCGGTGCATCTTCCATGCTGAATTTTGTCAGTCCATGAAGCGCACCTTTGGAGCCTTTGCCGTCTGTCGTTCCTGAAATATCGTAACTATCACATCCGAATGCACCCATGTGCTCATTGCCTGGGTGTTTAATACCATTCTTAGTGGTTTGTCTGTTCTGTATACTAGCGTTTGGTATCCAAGATATCCTAAATCGCCCTTGTGGACTAGGTATAAACTCTACTTTTGTGTCTTTTATACCTAGTGACCATTGAAAATTGCCTTGAGTTATAACATTAGTATTACGCAAGTCCTCGTTATAATCAATCTGTTCGTAGATTTTAGCGAGATTAAATATGCTACTTTTTGTTTCGTCTCTAAACGCGTGCTCTGTTGTACGTGGAAATTGTCTGTAATATTCGTTCAAAGCATCCTGGTCTTGTTTAAGGCCATCAACTTCATTATTCCAGTAATCTATAACCCCAACATCAATAACGTCACCAAACGGGCTTAAAACCTCTTCTGATGGCGTTGTGAACACCGGTTGTCCGTGTTCATCTATAAAACCTTCATAATTCCATTCCATTGGTATAAACAAGCTGTATAAACCAGACTTTGTTTGACCATTGCTGTTTCTTTTTGTTACGTCGGAATCGTTGTATAACTTTTTAAAGTTTTCACCGCCTTTGTCTAATGCATTCGATGTAGAACCCATTAGACACTTCCCGATAATTCGGCTACCTAAACGTAAACAAGTTTTTGTTACTCGCCAGTTGTTTAATATATTGTCTGGTCTTTCCCATTTACCACTCTCATCATGCACTAAAAGCTTTAGCTTCTCACCATCATAAGAGTTGTCTCCTGTGTTTTTCCAATCAATTGTTGTGTCAAGACCTTCAAGCTCTTCGCGTACTTCGTTAGCTTGTATACCTTTTCTGGTTAGCTTAGAAGCAGGAACCCTATATGCCAGTTCAGTCTTCGGTCTATCCATACCATCTTGTATAGGTTTAAAGAAAAACGGGTAGTTAAGGGATATTGGTACAACCTTGTCGGTAAACATTTTTTTAGCATCGCTACCTGATTTAGATAGGATACCGAATCTTGCATCTCCTGATATGGTAGCTTGATTAACTGTTTCACCTGATGCCATGAATGAGAATCCACTCCGTCTGTTCTTAAGATAGCACATTCCGTAGCATCTAGTATCTGACTTACAGGCTTCCCAGAATAAAAAGAAGAGTCTATTAGCTTCTCTATAGTCTGGACTTCCGACATCGATTTTGCTCCACTGCAGGTACATGTAGTGAGTGCCAGAGATATAAGTAGGAATGCCTTTATTATAAAACCAAAAACCTTCTTCTCTTCTTTTAAATTCCTCATCTATATAACCTTCCCATCTTGATTGAAATTCTTCTGGATAGCTTTTCCAATCAAATATAGTTTTGACATTCTTAAGTTCTTTAGGGTATTCTTCAATAACCCATTTATCGTTACCTTTCTTAAGATCTTTAGGTACTGGTGGCAAAGCTATTTGAAATCCTTGAACTTCTATTATTTCACCAATCTGCCCCGTCTTGCTAATGACAACTATGTCATGCTCTTTATTATAACCATACTTCCACTTCTTGGTCTTGTTTAATCTGTGTATGGCTGTTAGCTTTACAGGCTGTACGGATTTGACTAAACTTTGTTCATACATCATTTAGATCTTCTTTCCGCAAATCCTTTAAAAGCTTCTTTAACGTCTTCTTTAGGTTTGTTGTCTAGTATTCTTTCTTCATCTGCAATTCTTGACAGAATTTCAAAAGCATCAAATATCGCGAGTTTTTTAGTTGCAGCTGCATTCTTTAATCGATCAGCGGTGATATCATCACCGGAATCAACTATTTTTTCATTAGCAACTTTGATGAGTTCCTCAACTGCTCTGTGACCAGCTTGGATTATATTCCTCTTCGTCTCCTTGATATTCATACTCGACAGTGATTTTATTTGTGGGAACGCGATATAGTCGTTCACCCTCTATATTAAATTCGTATTCTGATCCAGGTGTAAACCCAACCAGCTTGCCGGCTTCAAATCCTTCGCCTGCATACTTTATAATACCTATCAAAGGTCTTTCCTTTTCAGCTGAGAACATTTTAGTCTCGTGTATAGGCTTTATAAAACAGTATTCAGGAAGAGGCTTCCATACATTTCCACGCTTGTAAGCATAAATCTGGTCTGTGCTAACGAAAAACATGTCTTCCTTATAAAAAGATCTACTGTTTTTTTCTTTACCTCTAACATCTCTAAATCTTCTAAAAACATTATGGTGAACAATTATTTCATCACCAGGCTTAATAGGTGTGCCGTGTATTTTAGGTTCGCTAATAGCTACACCTAATCGGCTAGTATATTGATGGTTTTGTAACTCTGTGTTTAACAGTAGCTTAGAACCATTAATGTCTTTTTCACTAGTAGACCTGCCATCTTTAGGTGCTACTATAAAGTTGTAAACGCTTTGCATATTACCACTTAAGATCGTATTCGATTGATACTGCCATGTTCTTGTTAAAATCTTTCCAAGGCATTAGCATATCTCCCTTTTGTATATACACGGAATACTTCGTTTCTTCTTCCAGTATATTGACTATGGTATGACCACCATACACTTCCTGTCCAACAGAATAGTGCATGGCGTCATTTTTATAGTCTTTACCAAT